AATCAAGCGGTAAAATGGTGTGTTGGTGAGATTTTAAATTACTTTGATAAGTACCATACAGTTCCTACTCTAGAAATTCTTAAAATTGAATTACAAAAAGTAGAAAATGAGGTATTGCAAATATCAATTAAAGATCAACTTAAACAAGCATACATTTCTTCAGATGCGGATTTACAATATGTGCAAGAAGAGTTTACAAATTTCTGTAAAAACCAACAATTAAAGAAAGCACTATTAATATCTGTTGATTTACTTAAGGCTGGAGATTTTGACGGTATTAGAAATTTAGTAGATAATGCTTTAAAAGCAGGTAATGATAAAAATTTAGGACACGAATATGTTAAAGATATTGAAGATCGCTATAGAGAAGACTCGAGAGCTACTATACCTACACCTTGGGAACTTATTAACAATCTACTCCAGGGCGGACTGGGAAATGGAGATTTTGGCCTTATATTTGGTAATCCGGGAGGTGGAAAATCTTGGTCTCTAGTAGCTTTAGGAGGCTATGCCGTAAAGTTAGGATATAATGTTTTACACTATACTCTAGAACTAGGAGAAAATTATGTCGGCAAACGATACGATGCATTTTTCTCTAAAATTTCGGTTACCAAAATTGATAGTTTTAAACACAAAATCGAGGAATTAATCCCCCAATTACCAGGACAACTTATTATAAAAGAATTTCCTACTGGTAAAGCTACGATTTCCACAATTGAATCCCATATTAGTAAATGTGCAGATCTAGGTGTTAAACCAGATCTTGTTATAATAGATTATGTGGATTTGTTATCTTCCAAGAAAAAGAATCGTGAGCGTAAGGAAGAAATCGATGATATTTATCAAAGCACCAAAGGGTTGGCTCGTCAATTAAACATACCAATTTGGTCTGTTTCACAAGTCAATAGATCTGGTGCACAAGATAAAATTATTGAGGGGGATAAAGCAGCAGGATCATACGATAAAATGATGATTACTGATTTTGAAATATCTCTTTCAAGAAAGAAAGAAGATAAAGTAAATGGCACAGGACGGTTCCATATTATGAAAAATAGATACGGGGCAGATGGTTTAACATTCATGGTAAATGCCGATACTTCAACTGGGCATTTTGAGGTAACAGAATACCACGACCAAGATGAAGAAGACAAACCATCCCCCAAATCTAAATCTAATTCTTTTGACAATGTAGATAACTACGATAAAGAATTATTAAGGAAGAAATTCTTTGAACTAAACGACTAAACAATATATTAAATATGAGCAAACTTACAGAACCCCGTCATTTTTATAAGCCATTTGAATACCCACAAGCATTTGAATACTATAAAAACCAACATAGAGCACACTGGCTTGCAGATGAGGTACCATTAGCCTCAGACTTGAATGACTGGAGATTGAATTTAAACGAAAGTGAAAAAAACCTAATCGGAAATATTTTAAAAAGTTTTGCTCAAACTGAAGTACACGTAAACGATTACTGGTCAAGTAAAATTTCACAATGGTTTCCAAAACCTGAAGTTGTTGCTATGGCTAGTTCATTTGGTGCATTTGAAGCAATTCATGCTGAAGCATATGCTAGATTAAACGATGAACTTGGACTAGACAACTTCCAGGCATTTATGGAAGATGAAGCATCACGTAATAAAATTGAGCGTTTACTTGAAACTCCATCCGAAACATTAGAAGAGAAAGCATTGGCCTTAGCTATTTTTTCGGCTTTTACCGAAGGTGTAAATTTGTTTTCCTCTTTTGCTATCTTAATGTCTTTCCAACTACGCAATATGCTTAAAGGAACCGGTCAAATTGTTGAGTGGTCGGTGCGAGATGAATCGCTACATTCAACAGCGGGCTGTTGGCTATTCCGTACATTAATGCAGGAAAGTCCCGAGCTAGATACCGTAGAAATGCGAAATAATGTTATTGAGGCATGTAACTTATCTGTTAAACTAGAATTTGACTTTATTGATAAAGCATTTGAAATGGGTGAAATTGAAGGTTTAAATAAAGAGCAACTCAAAAACTTTATTAAAGCAAGAGCAAACGATAAGATGAAAGAACTTGGATACAACCCAGTTTATAACGATATTGATCCAGCATTGTTGAAACAAATGGAATGGTTCGGTCACTTAACATCTGGTAAAACCCATCAAGATTTCTTTGCAAATAGGGTTACGGATTACTCCAAATCAACTGGAGACTGGTCAGATTTATAACACATTAGTTAGTAGGAGTACACAGAGGACAGTTCTTTACAATATTTATAATAAAATGAAAGAATGTAATAAATGTAAAGAATTTAAACCTCTTGTGGAGTTTAGATCTTCAAAGAGCAATAAAGATGGTCATATGGGATATTGTAAAATTTGCCATTCTATCCAAGTAAAGAATAATAGATCTAAATATAAAGAATATGATAAACAGTATGCTAAAATTAATTGGGTAATAAAAAAAACTGATCCGGTTTATCAATTAAAGCATAAAGAATATCAAAGAGAATACAAACGCAAAAAAAGACAAGATTCTGAATATAGACTAAAAGAAAATTTAAGAACCTACTTTTATCGTGTTGTAACTAATAAAACTAAATCGGTATTTAAGTATTTAGGTTGCGATTTAGAAGAATTTAGATTATATTTAGAGAAACAATTTGATTCTTGCATGACTTGGGAAAATTATGGAAAATATTGGGAAATAGACCACATAACCCCCATAGAAAGCTTTGACTTAAAAAATGAAAATGATATAAAGAAATGTTGGGACTATAAAAATCTTCAACCTTTAACTATTAACCAAAACCGTATAAAAAGATTTAACAATGAGCACACAAGTAGACACCAGCAAATGGGTTAAGGGTAGAAATTATCCCGAATGGTTTGATGATATTGCCCTAAGTATAGTTTCTAAAGGGTATTTACTTCCGCATGAAGATGTTTATAAGGCTTTTACTCGAGTAAGTAAAGCAGCTGCAAGACGACTTCGCAAACGAGAATTACAGCCTTTATTTTATGAGGCAATTGAAAAAAACTGGCTATGTTTAGCCTCTCCCGTACTTTCTAACTTAGGTACTGAACGCGGGATGCCCATTTCTTGTTTTGGTATTGATGTAGAAGATTCTATTGAAGGTATTGCTGGAGCAAATTCCGAACTAATGAGACTATCCTCTCAAGGTGGAGGAGTTGGTGTTGGCATGTCTCGTATTAGAGGTAGAGGTAAAGCAATCAAAGACAATGGCACATCCGAAGGTGTAGTGCCATGGGCTAAAATATTTGATTCTACTATTTTGGCAACCAACCAAGGTTCAGTAAGAAGAGGTGCTTCCTCTGTTAACCTATCAATCCATCACCCAGATATTGAAGAGTTTTTGGGTATTAGACGTCCAAAAGGTGATGTTAACAGACAATGTTTAAACCTACATCAATGCGTAGTAATTGATGATAAGTTTATGAATGATGTGGAAAATAAGGAACCTAAAGCATTAAAATTGTGGGGTGAAATTCTAAAAACTCGACTTGAGACTGGCGAACCTTACATTATGTACGAAGATAATGTAAACAATGCAAACCCTGAGGCGTACAAGCAGAATAATTTGAAAGTTACAATGACAAATATCTGTAGCGAAATTTCCTTATACACAGATGAATTGCATTCCTTTATTTGTTGCTTATCTTCTCTAAATGTTGCACGTTGGGACGAATGGAAGGATTATAAGTTTGAAAATGGTATGTCTTTGCCTGAACTCACCACCTGGTTTTTGGATGGTGTATTGCAAGAGTTTATTGACCGCGCTAAGGGCATGAAATTCATGGAAAATACCGTTAGATCTGCTATTAAAGGCAGAGCAATTGGTATTGGGGTGCTAGGATGGCATACATTGTTGCAAACCAAAGAATTACCCTTTATTAGCGTTGCCTCTTCTGCTTTACGTAAACAAATTTCCAAATTCATTTACGAGGAAGCAATTAAAGCATCTAAAGCTCAAGCAATTGAATTGGGAGAGCCGGAATGGTGCCGCGGAACAGGAATGAGACATTCACATCACATTGCAATTGCTCCAACTGTAAGTAATGCCCACATTTCAGGTGGTGTATCTCCTTCAGTAGAACCAATTCCAGCAAATGTTTATAACCTTAAAACAGCTAAAGGGGTGTTTATTAAGAAAAATCAAATTCTTGAAAAACTGCTTGAAACTAAAGGCTACAACATTGATAGTGTTTGGGATCAAATCCTAAAAGATCAAGGATCTGTACTAGGATTACCTGATTATATCTTGACACAAGAGGAAAAAGAAGTGTTCTTAACATTTAAAGAAATCAACCAGTTAGGTATTATCCAACAAACTGCTGTTTCTTATCCTTACGTTGATCAAGCTATTTCTCTTAATTTAAATTTTGATCCAAATGACTCGCCAAAGTGGATTTCTCAGGTGCACAAGGAAGCTCATAGATTAGGTATCAAGACTTTATATTACATGAGAACAGAATCAGTTTTACGAGGTGATACTTTATCACGTATGGATGATTGCATAGCATGCCATGCATAAACGATCTTTACCCTCTCTTCATATATTTATAACAAACATTTAAAATCATAAACATGGCACAGCAAATTAAAAACGAAGAATTTCTCAAAATGCAAAAACTAGCAGGTATCCCTATTGTAGAAATTAATAAATATATGCAAAATGCAGCGATTAAAAATTTAGAACAAGTATTATATATTTTGGGATCAAATCCTGTTATCTCTGATAAAACTAAAGAATTAATAGCTATAATTAAATCTTACAGGTAATACTATATACGGCTAAGTGATTTTATTAACATTTCCTAAAGGAGACATTTAATGTCTCCTTTTTTTTTATATTTATGAACAAATAACACGTTTTTCCCTCCCCTAGTTTTTCTTACTGTTACATAATGGTTGTTTTAACTTTAAACCTAAGTTAAAATGAGATTATTATATTTGTTTTTTGCTTTATTTTTAAGCATGAACCTCTATGGTCAAGAAACTGTAAGAATAGGGGATGTTGAAAATAGAATTGTACTAGGTCCTCTAGCCAATAATCGAGATTTAGCTTTTGGAGTAAGAAATATACTAGAGGAAGTAATCCAAGATAAAGGATTAGATCTAGATGAAGCTTCTTCCCGTACCCTTAAAGTAGAAATACTATACTTTGATGTGTTAAAAAATAACGTACAGTTAGGTGGGTTTAGCAAAAACATGAGCATAACAACAGTCATAGCTAAAGCTTATTTAATTGAAAACGGAAAAGTAATCAAGACAACAGAAGCTAAAGGCCAATCTAAAGATATAGCTACTGCAACTTTAATTATAGATCAGGGAGGGAATTTTTCTCAAACTGGGGTTTCAATCGCGCTTAAAAAGGTTTGTGAGGAACTCATTAACAATCTATTCTTATGAAAAAATTAATATTTCTTCTTTTATTGCTACCAACACTTTCTTTTGGCCAAATTATTATCAACCAAGAAGTTGTTGAAGCTCCACCTTATCAAGTAGGGGATACAATTACTATTAGATACACTCTCCAAAATCTAACAAGTCAACCTGATTTTAGATATTTTTGGTTAAGATTGCAATATTCTAACAAACACTTACAGCTAGTACCTAACTCTACAGTGTTTACGGATGCTGCATCTCGTCAAACTTATTTTTATCAGTGGGTAGGATATAGATTTAATCAAAATCCTAACATAGGTGTTGGAGAATTAAACAGACAGTATAATGAGGGTGGTTTCCAATATTTAGTAGATCCAAATTGGAATATTGTTCAACTTAACGTACAAACACCTACAGATTTTCCAACTGGAGAATGGGTAAGACAAAAATTTGTTATAAAAGACCAATTAACTTTTAATTATATACATAAACTAGATATGGCTGATGCTCGAAATTCAGCTAATCAGCAAAAAACTCCAGTTGGATCTCAAGTATTGCAGTTAAGTTTAAACAACGTATCTGGTGCTTCCTCTGCAGTAACATTTAGAGTAGCATTTCCTGCGGGATATGATATTACTAAACATAAGGTTCAAATAGTAAATGTAGATGCCAATAATACCCCTAATTTTAGCTCAATTGTAACATCTGTTCCATTAGATGGAGCAGGTCAAGCACTTTTAACAACATTACAAACCGGAAAAAATTACTACGCTTTAATTACTCCTGCTACTCAACAATCTTTTATGAACGATATTGTAACAGTAGCAGATGCTTATAAAGCATTCTTACAAATATCAGATAAAGGATTAAATTTAGATCAAAACTATTTTACTACGCCTATAGAATATAAAGTGGGTAACGTAACATTAGGTGATAATACATTTGATCTAGTAGATTCCTATAATTTATTTGCTCACGTAATGGGTATAAATGTATCTCAAACTTCAACTGTACCAACTTCCACTTCTACAAACATTAGATTCTATTCTGGGAAAATTGATACGTTTAATCAAGGAACATTTAACGGGCTTATAAATGTAGTAAATCCATCTCACACATTTGATTTTGGATATGCTTGGGCAGGGGATTTGGATTTTTCGCATTCAACCCCTAAAACCATAACCAGTATCGCTAACAGATCAAACCGAATAGAGGCCGATAATAGACAATTAAATACCACAGTTACTACTAAACTTGTAAATGGTAAGGTAGTAGTAGAAATAAAATTAGAAGATCCTAATCTAGCAGGAGCTCAATATAAAATTAGATATGATGTAAGTAAATTGGAACTAGAAGAAGTAGTATTTGATGCCGGAAGAGATATAACAAATTTCTCAACTCCTAGAGATAACGCTATAGTATTTGGCTCTATTGATAATTTAGGTACATCTAAAGTAAAACCAGGTATGCCATATAAACTTGTGTTTAAATCTAAAACAACTATATCCAATACAACAGGTTTAGTATTTATTGAATTTGCCGAAGCGGTTGCCCCTAATGGAGATAAAATAATTCTAAACATACAATAAAATGAAATCACTAAAATACATAAGTGTTGCTTTAATTTTATTACTAGGTGGATGCTTCCAGGAAGATGTATATCAACCAACTCTCCCCTCTAATCTAGAAATAAAGGAGAAAATAGGCATAAAACTAGAATCAGTATTTGCTACCAAAGAAGTATCAATGAACATAAAAGCAGAAACTTCTGGTACCTATACTGTAAAAATTCTCCACATAAGTGGAAGAATTGTATCAAAAGAAGAAGTAAAAATACAAGCTGGAGACAATATATTAAAATTATATACTGGGGCTTTATCAAAAGAACCATATACAATTGCTTTATATAACTCTCAGAATGTTAGGTTGGCGGAAACTATTGTAAACTTATTTTAACTTAAAAAGCTATGAGCGAAGAAAAAGAAGTTGGGTTCTTTGGCCAACTAAAAAACCAAATTATTACGGGCGCAGGAGTTATTTTAACTACTCTTGGAACCATTTTTATAGATGAAATTAAATCTATAGTAGGAATTGAGGATGAAACTGAGCAAGTACAAGTTCCTCAACAAAGTAATCAACAACAACAAAATGTTGTAATTAACATCCCAGAACAAAAAACAGCAGAAACTAAAACTGTGATTGTTAAAGAGGCAGCCCCAGCTGCAAAACCCGCACCACCTAAGAAAACAGAAACTGAAAAACGTAAAGAAGAGGGACTAGACTGGTAACAGAAATAAAACACAATCTAATCTAATATAAACTAAAATAATTATGAAAAATCTACTAAGTTCCTTAATATTAATCACTGTTATATTCATTTCTCCTGCAATCGGTATATATTTTGCCCTTCAAAGCTCTCATCCTGAGATTGTATTTCTATCCTTTTTTGCATTAAGCCTTACTTTATGGTTTAGCTTGCGTAAGGTTTTTGGTTGGAAAATTGATGAACAAACAAGAAAAACTCACTCATGATAAAATATCTTTTAAGTATCCCATTCTTTTTCCTATCTACTACTTTATTTGCTCAAGTAATAGGAAAAACCTCAACCGAAAGCTATCAAGCAGAATTTGAAAAATCAGCTTCTGTTTATGATATTCCAGAATACAATGGCAAACCTGTACCTGTTGCTTTGTTAACAATTGGTATAAGCGATGAAGTACTAGCCCAATATCCAGAATTAGGTGACTATAGAGTAGGACTAGGTCTAGCTAACATTGTAGTAGCATTTATGGACGAGACTTTTAGATTTGAATTTGTAGAAACAAAGGATGAAATAAAGGATCGCATGATTGCCCAAATGAAAGCCTCAGACAAAGGCATCTCTGCAAATAAAATAGAGGTAAAAGGAAATATTGTACTAGCCAAATATTTAGGCTATGTTGAAGTATATGATTTCTCTATTTCAGAAGATGAGACTATAAATCTAAAAGATGGTGTAAAAAACACACTAGTAACTAGATTGGGCTTACAGTTAAAGCTGGTAGATGCCGAAACCGGACTATACATGACTGGTTCAGGACTAGGTATGGCTACTACAACCCGTGAATTAACTTTATTAAGCGACCAAAATTTAGAGGAAGTAGCATTTAACCAATCCTCTATTGGTACTTCTACCAAAAAAGCATTAGAAACCGCAGTAGCAAAAGTTGTAAAAAGAATGATACAAAAAGAGGTGTTTGATCACTAAACAATGAAAAAATTTCTTTTTATACTACTAATGTGGGGGAATGTAGCTTTGGCTCAATCCCCCATCATTACTCAAACATATACCGATAGATGTACGGGACAAACATTTGTGTTTTCTGTTCCATCAAACGGGCAAACTGTAGTAGTATTTTACAATAAATCACGGGCATTTACCGCAAATGAATTTACAAATGGTGTATTGCGTGCCTGGCTAGAAGAAACATATGCTTGGTGGAGAAATTTAAGTCCTTGTTCTACTAATCAAGCTACTGCAACCGTAGCACAACAGACAGCTCAACAAGCAGCTTCTACTGCTACTTCTATAGCTACTAATATACCAATGCCCCCACCTACTCCTTCAACCCCTTCACCTCCACCACCCCCTCCAAGTTCAGGATCTTCTTCTAGTAGTTCCTCAAGCTCAAGTAGTTCTTCTAGCTCTAGTAGTTCTTCCTCTCAAGAAAAAAGTGGGGGAGAAACAGAAAAGAGTGGGGGGAGTACTGAAGAAAAAAGTGGTGGATCTGAAGAAAGTAGTAGCGAATCTGAATCTTCAGACAGTGAAGAAAGTTCTTCAGAAGGGGAAAAAGAGGAGAAGAAGGAAGAAAAAAAAGACGAAAAGAAAAAAGTAACTACTCCTCCTATAGTAGTTGCGAATATGGCGGGAATACAAGGATTAGATGGTAAAGTTGCTACTGCTCTATCTTTTGGCTTAAGTAAGTCTTCTTTGCTTGGTGATAAATCCTATGGGGTAAATAGTATGGTATGGTCTAACATGAAACAATTTTTAGTTTCTGGAAACTATTCAAAAACACAAGCAATAAATGGTGAAATAGACATGATCAGCTCTACTTCTATAGGTTTAGCTAAAATGTATTCAACCTATTTATTTTCTATAGGCCACAGCAAAGTATTCCCAGGAAGAGATGGATCGGTATTTGGATTTAACTTTGGTAACAATATAATGTCTATGGAAATAAGTGATACAGAACGTGAACTATCAGGTTCATTTAATACAGTATTTTTTTACACTAAATCCTTTAATTTTACTCGATTATCTCTAGCTCCATTGCTAGCTTTAGCATCAAATTTGGTTACATACAACTTTAGTACTAAAACAATGAATATGCCTCATTCTCACATACTATTAACTGGTAATAATTTTAACTATACAATAACAAAAAGATTTGGTGCTAACTTAGGTATAATGGCTACCTCATCTTTATCTGGAGAATTCCCAACAACCTATGCTGTAACTGTTGGCTCTAGATTTCAATTTTGATATGTATAATAGAATATAATAATGTTTCACTCAAATATGTTGTGCCATGTTAAACTATTTAAAAAATAAATGGATGGCTTTCAAGGACATTTTTAAAGACAACAACTCTTACAACGAAAAAAACATCGTAGGATTTGGATCATTTGCGGTAATGGCAGTATTTGCGGCCGCAGACATCGTAACAGGTATAATGGGTATGCCGTTAGAAATTACCGATATCATCTTTAACTCTTTTGTAATTATTACATTGGGTTCTTTTGGTATTGATGGAGTAACTAAAATTTTTGCTAAAGACAAAAAAGAAGAGTAATTATGAGCTTAAAATCACTACAAACCAAAATTGGAGTTGGGGCAGATGGAGCTTTTGGTCCTGGTACTTTAAAAGCAGCTATGGCTTATTATAAGATGACTCCTGAAAGAGCTGCTCACTTCTTTGCTCAAACAGCCCACGAAAGTGGAAACTTTAAGGCATTTGCCGAAAACTTAAACTACGGTGCTTCAGGTTTAACTACTACTTTCAAGAAGTATTTTCCAACCGCAGAAAAAGCATTACTTTATGAGCGCAAGCCCGAAAAAATTGCTAACCTAGTTTATGCTTCTCGCATGGGTAATGGTGATGAGGCTTCAGGTGATGGATTTAAGTTTAGAGGTAGGGGTGCTTTACAATTGACTGGTAAAGACAATTACAAAGTATTCTCTGAATACCTAAAAAATCCAGAAATTATGACAAACCCAGATTTAGTAGCAACTGAATTTGCTTTCGAATCTGCAATTTTCTTCTTTGACAGAAATAAACTATGGGACATCTGTGATAAAGGTGTAAACAAAGATACTATCTTAGCTCTTACTAAAAGAATTAATGGTGGAACTCACGGATTGGCTGATAGAGAAGAAAAAACACTTAAGTATTACGGGTATCTAAAATAATTCTAATACTTTAAAATGAAAACATCCGGCTTAGGTCTAATTATATCTACTATTAGCATAACTGCTGCTTTTGTATGTTCATATTTTATGGAACTTACAATGCAGAATGCCGAACAATATTTAGCTATTACAGCTTTAATATTTGCTGATGGTTTTTTTGGAGTAATTGCAGGAGTAAAAAGAGAGGGATTCAAAACCTATAAAGCAGTTAAAATATTAAAAAATCTACTATTTTGGATTATAATTTTAACTGTAATATTAGGAATTGAAGCTAGTTTTAGTGGAACATTCTGGTTAAGTGAAACTATAATTACCCCACTCATAATATTCCAGCTAATAAGTGCTTTAAAGAATGCATCAATGGCAGGATTTGTAAAAATAGATGAATTAAACCGAATACTGGATAAAATAGATAAACATAAAGGAAAACGGTCCTAAAAAATAAGGTTGGATTTTATCCAACCTTTTTTTATATTTATAGATATGTTAAAAAATCTAAAACAAAGTATATTCCCATTTATTATAGCATTTTCTGCACTATCGGTTAGTGCTTCTGCTGCTTTCTATTCTATAAGTGGGTTAAGCAAACTATTTGCAGGGGCTTCATTTGAGGTAATAGTCATGGCTAGTTCCTTAGAAATAGCTAAACTAGTAATTGCTTCTTTATTACACCAATATTGGAATGTCATAAATAAAATATTACGTACCTATCTAATGGTAGCTACAGTAATACTAATTTTTATTACTTCTATGGGTATCTATGGTTTCTTGTCTGCTGCATATCAAGAAACAGCTAATAAGGCAGGCAATATGGATGCTCAAATATCTTTGGTAGAAGTTAAGCGAGATAACATTAAAGAGCAACTAACCGTATACACGCTCGAAAAAGAAAATATCACTAAAGCCATTGCCGATCTACGGGCAGGACTAGCCAACAACATTATACGATATAAAGATAAAGATGGTAATATGGTTACCTCTACCTCCACAGCTACACGTAATGCTTTAGAAAAACAATTAGATCAAGCCGTAGGTAGACAAACAGATGTTAACCTTAAAGTTGATGAACTAAACACTCAGCTCTTTGAATACGAAACTGAAATTGTAGAAATTAAAACTGGAAGCGATCTAGCTGGAGAACTAGGGCCTTTAAAGTTTATTTCAAGTCTTACGGGTGTAGCAATGGATCAAATTATAAATGTACTACTTTTAGTTATTATATTTGTGTTTGATCCACTAGCAATTTCTCTAGTAATAGCTGCTAACTTTGCATTTGCACAAATAAATCCAGTAAAAGAAGAACAACAGTACGATCCATTGGATTTAAACAAAGATGGAATTGTAGATGAAAATGAAGCTTTAGCTGCTAAAAAGCAAATAGAAGAAATTGAAACTAGAATGCAAAATCCCCTCTCGGGTTGGAGATTAAAAAAATTAATGAATCAAATTAGTTTCTTAAAATCTAAAGTTGGAGAAGATGACACAACAAAAACATACTAGCTTGGATTTTTAAAATAGAGTTCGTACATTTACATCAAATAAAAGTTATGATTTACTCTCCGACATTTCCAAAACCGTACATCCAGGAAAAGCTCTCCAAGCTTCGCAAGCTAAAATACAACCAATTTAGATGGTGGAGAATGTACGACAATCCTGTTTTACCTTTACCAAACAAATCACCATTAATTGAGAAAATTTTAAATGGTGATTTTGACTATCCACACTACAAACTACAAGCTGAACTAGTTGAGCATGAGCTAAACGAATTAGCTCAAAGGTGTGGTGGCAATAACGAGATGTTTGGGGAAAAAAGCTCACTAATGCGTACTAGAAGAAAAAGATTGCTTGATGATTTTGAAAAAGAAGAAAACGATAAGCTAAAAAGAATATTCAAAGAATTTGAAAAAAACTTTGCTTTATCTAAAGAACAAATTGAGGAAGAAATGCTGAGATTTGTTGGTAATTTAGGAGAATTTTATTATTATATGGGAGTTAGATACCAAAAAGTATCAAATCCAAACAGACGCGGACGTAAAAAGAAAAATGTATGATCAAAGTTTCACATGAAGTACCTAAATGCTTACTAAAAGCATCACTTGAGTTTAACGACTACCAGTATTGTCTACCCCATTTACTAGATCAGGATACAGCTTATAAAAAGCACTTCTATGATTATAAAAAATCAGGCGGTTACATTATTATGGATAATTCGTTACATGAACTAGGAGAGGCGTATGACCACGAACGCTTAATGTTTTGGGTAAATGAGCTTGAACCTGATGAATTTATTGTACCTGATGTTTGGATGGATATAGATGCTACTCTTAAAAATGCTAAGGAATGGATCAAAATCTTTTACCCATCAAACACAACTCCAGTAGCCGTAGTACAAAGTAGAAGTTTTAAAGAAGCAGAAGAATGTTATCGTGCGTTAAAAAACATGGGATATAAGAAAATCGCATTCTCGTATGGAGCGGATTGGTACATGGATAAATTCCATGGTATTCACGTAGATAAAGCAAAAATGATGGGTCGAATATCAGCTGTAAAGCAAATGTTCCATAATGGTACTATCAAGAAAAATGATAGAGTACACCTTCTAGGATGTTCTTTACCACAAGAATTTGGATGGTATGAAAATTGTTCGTACATTGAGTCAATCGATACTTCAAATCCAATTATGGCTGCTTTAGAAGGTATTGGATATGATGAGTTTGGTTTATTAACAAAACCAAAGGCAAACATGAACGATTACTTTAACATTGATATTAAAGATGTAAATTTAAAATTAGTATTTTCCAACGTAGAAACATTTAAAAAAATTAACGAATTATGATTTCACTATTTGATTATTTAGGACATGCAGCTGGTTCTGAGCTGGGTAAAAAAGTTAATACTTATGCCTGTATCCGTCAAACTGAAACCGGATTAAGGTATGTAGAAAATCCTGCATACAAGGGAAAAATTATGTTGTATACTAGAGAGTTTTTGGATGAGTTTTTTAGAGTACAAGAAATGTTTAAATAATATGGACAGTAATTTAACTCCTACTCAACAAGATTTAAAAGATTTGTTAAATAAAATATGGAATAATCAAGATAACTTGAAAAAAGGAGATAAGAAAATACTTGAGCACTTATCTAAAAAATAACGTTTACCTATACGTTTAAAATACCTGGTAAAATTAAAAATTATACAAACAAATGAAAAGCGTAGTAGTATCACTAAGCGGGGGTATGGATTCCTCAACATTGCTATTAAGAGCATTATCTGAATATGATAATGTAATTGCAGTATCTTTTGACTATGGTCAAAAACATAGAGTAGAGCTTGAACGAGCTCAAGAGTTAATAAATTATTTAAATACTTGTGTAAATTGCTCATCATTTGAACCTATCAAAATCACTTACCAAACAATTAAACTTGATGGTTTAACTCCACTACTTAATTCTGCTCTCGTAACTGGTGGAGCTGAAGTGCCAGAAGGTCATTACGAGCAAGACAACATGAAAGCTACAGTTGTTCCTAACCGTAACAAAATCTTTAGCTCAATTGTGCAAGCTATTGCTTTGTCTACTGCTAACCAAACAGAATCTACTTGTGACATTGCACTAGGTATTCACGCAGGAGATCATGCAATTTATCCAGACTGTAGACAAGAATGGAGAGATGCAGACGATCAAGCGTTCCGTGTTGGAAACTGGGATGTTGGAAGAGTTGGGCACTTTACACCTTATCTACATACAGACAAGTTCGGTATTCTACAAGATGGAGAAATGTTGTGTGAACAATTAGGTTTGGATTTTAACGAAGTATATTCAAGAACAAATACTTCATACAAGCCAATTCAACATCTAGTAGAAAAGAAAATTAGTGTATTAGCTAATCTTTCCGAGATGCAACAAATTCCAGTGTGGTTTAGCGACTATAAGAGTGCAAGTAGCGTAGAGCGTATTGAAGCGTTTATCAAGTTAGGCAAACCTGATCCAGTGAGTTATGCTGATGAATCTGGTCCCGTAACCTGGGAAGTAGCTAAAGCACACGTAGAGCAAGTATTAGCTCAACACCAAGCTTAAAATTGACGATTGTCCTATGGTGTAACGGTAGCACAAGTGGTTTTGGTCCACTTAGACGAGGTTCGAATCCTTGTAGGATAACATACGGGCCTTTAGCTCATTCGGTTAGAGCAGAACACTCATAATGTTAAGGTGGCAGGTTCGATTCCTGCAAGGCCCACAAAAAATAAATTTATAAACTAAAAAAATATGGAAATAGTATATTTTACCTTAGGTGCAGCTACAGTTTTATTAGTAATTGGAGTTGCAATTATGATTAGAATTGGCATTCTAGTAAGAACATTACAAGAAGATCTAAGAGATCATGAAAGAGGAACTCATGATGTGACAGTTGACTTACATCGTAGAATTGATAATGAAGTAAGAGATTTACA